AGGTGGTCAGTGCGTTTGGCGTCGAACCGGCGCACCCGTTGGGCTACGGGTGTGCGCGGGTTCGCCGGCGGGCCCTATGGGTCCGCAAGCTGCAGGGGCTGTTGGGGGGCCCGGTTGGCGTCGTGGGGGACCTGTTGCGCGGGCGTTGGACACCCGGGCCTACCGCAACACAGGGACCTCTCGTCTCCTCCGTGTCTTCCTTGCTTGCGGGCGGCGCCAGGGTCGTTGGAGGCGGCCTTTTGTCGGTTTCGGGCTCGACGGAGCCCGGCAAACTTTTCCTACGCGTTGTCACCCCGCATGGTGTTCAGCGCACGGTTTGCCCTGACTTGCTCGGGAAACTGGCGGCTTACGCGTGGATGCGGCCTCGCGACGGCGTGCTCCTTGAAGCGCTCCGGTCCCGTGCCCGGGACTGGTGTAAGCTCAAGGAGCTTCCCGAATTCGTGGTGCCTTGGGTGGTTTCGGGCACCGTGACGAGCGTTATGCTCGGCACGGTCCTGGACGAAGCCTCGGCCTACGAGATGGAAAGCGCCGGCCTCTCCCTCCTCCCCGCCTCCTAGGGCGGCTCGGTATTCTCCGACGGAATATGTTTGCCAGGGCTTGGTCGCCTTGGTGACGGTGTGACCCTGGTCACTACGTCGGGGGACCGCGGAGCCGCCTGCGGGAGCCGGAGAATGGACGTTGGCTGGGTGACGGGCGTAGAGGGCACTTGGGTGCCCGGAGTCCATGCCAACTGCGAACACAACGAGGCTTCCGCGCTCACCACGCGGACGCTGGGACCCGTCCCTCCCCAGGTGCACCAGGAGCCTGGACGCCCGGTCACCCGTGTCTGGTCACGGCTAAGGGCGCTCGGCAGGCGTTTCCCTGGGGTTAAGTGGTCCCACCTCACTACTGCGCAGACGTATTCTGGGGCACTGCGCAGGAGGTACCTTGCAGCGGCGGAGTCTTTGCGGGGAGAGGCGGTGCGGGGCAGGGATGCCCAGCTAAAACCTTTCCTTAAGGCTGAGAAGATCTGGTGTGGTGCGAAGCAGGCCAAGCCGAGGATGATCTGTCCACGTGACCCTCGGTATAACCTTGCGGTTGCCAGCCGTCTCAAGCCTTTTGAGCATTGGCTGTGGGGTCGTTTGACCCTCTCCTCCCTGTATAAAGGTATGCCAAATACGAGGCTCGTTTTGAAGGGCCTCTCTCCGATGCAGCGCGCTACCGTTCTTCGCAAGAAGTTCGACTCGTTCGACGGCTGTGTCGTGTTTGAGATTGACGGGAAAGGATTCGAAGCGCACGTCGGGCGCCCAGCGTTGTCGCTGGAGCACTCCGTGTATCGGGCTGCGTTCCCCGGAGACCCCGGGTTGCGGAAGCTCTTGTCCTACCAGCTGGACTTGAGCGGAAAGACGATGCATGGTATTGAGTTCCGTCGTGGGGGTGGTCGTGCGTCCGGCGATTTTAATACCGGCATGGGCAACAGTCTGGTCATGGTTGCTTGTGTGGTCGGTGCCTTGAGGACCTTCGGCGTCCGATTCGACCTAGCGGTCGATGGTGACAATGCTTTAGTGTTCCTTGCGGCGGACGTCGCCGAGCGGGTAGTCAATCATCTGCCCGATCGCATCCTGGCAACCAGCGGCCAGGAGATCACCCTCGATTCCCCCGTGACCACTGTCGAGGCTGTCCGATTTGGACAGTCAGCTCCAGTCGTGGGCCTTGGTGGGCGTTACACCATGGTTCGCGACTACCGCGCGGTGCTTTCAAAGGCCACGGCGACCCATCGCTATGGTCGTGAGCCGCGCGGGTTCCGCCGTTACCTCAAGGGGGTGGCGGAATGCGAGCTGTGGCTCGCGCGGGGACTCCCTGTAGTCCAAGCGTGGGCCCTGAGTCTGTTGGTCGCCCTTTACCCCGAACGTAGCTTGGGTGAACAGGCCTACCGCGATTGGTACTTGATCGGCGCTAGGCACGCTACTTTAGGGGACGCCCGCCCTGTCAGCGATGCCACCAGGCATAGCTTCTCATTGGCTTTCGGGATCAGCCCCGAGGCACAGTTACTGTTGGAGCGGCAGCTCAAAGCCCCTCCCGGAATAGGCTACAGCCGCCGGGTGGAAGTGCCGCGTGGTGACTGGTGGGACGCGACTCCTGGGGTGGCGGAACAGTGGTGGGAAGCTCGCAACGGGTAGCCCGTGGCGATGGCAAGGTCGGCACCGATGGTGGAGAGGGGAACTGGGCGGCGGGCAGGGGCTTGGGACGATAATCCCTCCCCCGTGTGCATCCATTGTAGGGTAACCGGGGCTTTGATACGGCCCCTGCCCCTTGTGGCTCTGTGCGTTCCCCGTCCGCCCTTTACTTCGTTTATCCCACCGGGGCCGCGTGCCCCTGGTCCCGTGGAGTCCCCACGGGGCGTTCGCCCCGACCGAACCACCAAAGCGACAATTCCCGGCCGGGAACACAGACCCGGTCCTCCAAACCTGTCCGCGGCCATTGGCGACGACCGCGCGTATTCAGCCGGCGGGGATGGGATCCCGTAAGTGCGTCCCCGACTGACCGCCGTTAGCGGTTCTCCAGGGGGAGGGGTGTGGCCG